TGAGTGGAAGAAAGCGTTTCAAGAAATCGATAAAGTGAAGAAGAAATATCCAGAGGTTCGTGGACTTGATCTCCGTAAACCAAAAGATGTTTTCAAGTTACATATGTTCGTAAAGAAGGTTGCTGTCAAAGAGAAAACACTCAAAATGATGCTGGACGACTTAGTTCGCTCAGGCGCCGCATCAAAGGGTACACTTCCGAATATCATTTTTGATATCACTCTTAAAGATATTGGTGATATCACAGATGTGCTACCGCAACTAAAATCAGTTGGTTATGACACAAAGGATATTCATGTAACTTGGGTATTGACAAACTATCATACTGCTGTTCAAAATAATGCTGGTAGAGCAAGAGTTGTCCCAAGCGATATTCTTTTGAAAACGCATGAGGGTGCGGCTCAAACAATGTCACAGATTATCAAGGGTAAACTACCCAGAGGAATCAACGGTGCTGTAAATGTCATTTTGAATAATAGAGAGAATACTATTCCTTGGACAGACAAAAATGGTAAGCCTATTAAGACATCTGCTGGTGGTATTATTGTCAAGGACTTCACTTATGTGAACTTGAAAAAAGAAGGCAAAAGATTTAATAAAGAAACTGATGTGCAGAAACAGATTTATGATTGGATTTCAAAAAATGTTCCTGACACAGCACTTAAACAAATTGACGAACCAGAATTATAGGAGACAGATATGCCATTGCCCGGTTCAAAACGAGATAAAGCGATTAAAGCGCAATTCCTTCAAGAGATTGTAGAGCCAGAAGTTCAAGTAGAAGAGAAGGCCGAAGAACTGCAAGAGATTGTGACAAAGCCAGTTAAGGTTCCAAGAAAAAGACCACAGCCTCAAAATGCTCTCCTTAACGAAAAGCCTTTAGCAGATCATCAAGTGTCAGATGACAACAGACCAGCAAACAAAGAAAAGAAGAAGAAGCGTGGACTCCTCTCAAGAATATTCAAATCCGGCGGAGACTTTTGATCACCTAACTGATCACGTCGATGAAAAAGAAAAAACCAAAGAGACACTCAAGAATGGACTTCTGAGTTTTCTTAAGTATGTAGAGAAGGTGGAAGATGAGAAACTTCCTAACGGGAAATGAATTTGTATGGTTTTTCGGAATCATCGAAGACCGTAATGACCCTATACGACTCGGCAGGGTCCGTGTACGGTGTATTGGTTTCCACACCGATGATAAAGACCAAATACCTACTGAGGACTTACCATGGGCTCAGCAACTTCAAGATATCACATCTGCGGCTAGTGGTGGAACGGGAAGAAGTCCCACGGGAATCTTAGTTGGTAGTTGGGTAATTGGTTTCTTTGCAGACGGTAATCGCGCACAGGAACCTATCATCTTAGGTACTCTTTCTGGTATTCCAGAGAGTACTAATGAGAGTGACGTGAACAAACTTGCTCGTGGTGTCAATTCAATTAGCAAGACGCCTGATAGTGTAACTGGAGAACCAGCTTCACCTTACGCTGCACAATATCCAACTAACCATGTGTTTGAATCTGAATCAGGCCATGTTGTGGAGATTGACGATACTGCTAATGCTGAGAGGATACATGTATATCATAAGTCTGGTACATTTATTGAAATGCATCCTAATGGAGATGTAGTAACGCATCACAAGAATGGTTTCAGAACAGTAACAGGAAATGATAAACTACATGTTACTGGTGACTTGAATATTATTGCAGATGGTAACATTACAATGGACGGTAAAACTATCAATCTAAATAGTGGTACAAAGGGTGCTGCTAGAGTTGGTGATAGTGCTGACACAGGTGACGATCCACCCGGCATCTCTGGAAAAGATGGTTCTAACAAGATTGAATCTGGTTCTGGAACAGTGTTTATTGGAGACTAAATATTAATTAAATCTGAAGGATCACAGAATCTATTCTAACACAATTTTATAATTTGTCAAGGGCAAAAACATGAATAATCATGATAACCTAGTAAATTTGTTTGAAACGTACATTGCTGAGAGTGAGAAGTTCGATCAAGGTAATGCATCAGCAAGAACAAGAGCAAGAAAAGCACTTGCAGAGATAGCCAAACTTTGTAAAGAAAGACGCGCAGAGATACAATCTGTCAAGAATGGATCATAAATAGTTGATCACAGTAAGGAATAACAATGGCTGGCGCAAAAGAAACGGTAGTGTTCAGTGATTTCGATAGTCTATTTCAGGCTAACCCAATCACAAAAAAATTGAACACAAATGTAAATAGAGAAGCAGTGAAAGAGTCTGTTCGTAATTTGATTCTTACTGACTATTTTGAAAGACCGTTCCGTAGTGACATTGGATGTTCTATTCGTTCTTATTTGTTTGAACTATGGTCCCCAGCACTAAAACAGACAATGGAAAATGCTGTCATCGAAGTTATCAATAACTATGAACCAAGAGCAGATGTTCTTGATGTATTGGTAGAAGATCGCTCTGATCTGAATGCTATTTCTGTAACTGTCGCTTTTCAAATTCGTAATGATGTTACCCCTGTTGTCTTAGATGTAATCTTAGAGAGAGTTCGATAATGGCCGCTAATACATATCTAGAAGTTACTGAAGTCGATTTTGAAGACATTCGCAGTAATCTAAAATCATACCTAAGTTCACAAACACAGTTCAATGATTACGACTTTGAAGGTAGTAACATATCTGTGCTTTTGGACATTCTTGCATATAACACTCATTATAATTCGTTCTATACGAATATGCTTGCAAACGAGATGTTTTTGGATACAGCACAGCAAAGAGATAGTGTTGTGTCAAGATCAAAGGAACTTGGTTATATCTCCCGTTCTGCGAGAGGATCAACTGCTAATGTGACAATCACATTTGCAGGAATTGCTAATACTGTATCTTCATTTAATCTTCCAAAGAATTCAAAGTTTACTACAACCATTGATGATATTGCATACACTTACGTCACTCCAGATGATGTTGTCATCAATAACACAGCTAACACGTTTAGTAAAGCTATTTCTATAACTGAAGGTGAACCACTTACCCAAAGATTTACAGTGAATACTTCTAATCCTGTCAGATATGCTCTACCTAACCAAGATGTCGATACAAGAAGTATCTCAGTGCGGGTACAGGAATCATCAACTAATCTGGCCAACACTGTATTCACACTAGCAACAAACATTCGTGATGTAACCTCATCAACACCAGTTTATTATCTACAAGAGTGCGCTGACAAGCAGTTTGAAATTTATTTCTCTGATGGTGCTTTAGGCAAACCTCTAAAGAACAACCAGATTATTATTGTAGACTATCGTGTATGTAATGGGCCTGTAACAAATGGTGCTAACACGTTTAGTATTGATTCAATCAATATTACTCCTTCATATTCATCCGCTTCACTTGTTGTTAATTCTGTAGCAAGAGGTGGTGTTGATTTGGAGAGTGTTGATAGTATCAAGTTTAATGCTCCAAGAAACTTTGAGGTTCAGAACAGAGCAGTCATTAATAATGACTATCAAAGAATTATTCTCAATGAGAATACTGATCTTGCTTCAGTGACCGCTTTTGGTGGTGAAACTTCTGTTCCACCAGTATTTGGTAAAGTCTTTATTGCTGTAAAACCTACAGGTGAGCAATTTGCTACTGCTATCAGAAAGCAAGAAATTCGTGAAAGCATTCTTGATAGAACACCACTTGGTATTGATCCTGTTATGGTTGATCCAGATTATATCTACATCATTCCTACAGTCAGAACTTTCTACGATTCACTGAAAACAACTCTAACATCATCTGCAACAATTGCTGCTTCTCGTGTTGCTATTGATGCTTTCGATGCCGCAAACCTTGAGCGTTTTGGTAATAAGCTAAGATACTCGCGTCTTGTTCGCGCACTTGATAATACAAACGAATCTATTCTCAATAATGATGTATCATTAAAACTCCAAAAACACTTTGTTCCAAATACGAATGTAGCTGAAAAAGTTACTCTGAGGTTTAGTAATCCGTTACGAACTGGAACACTATCTTCTACGAAATTCACTTTTAACGGATTTGATGCATTCTTAGATGATGATGGTTTAGGTAATATAAATATTTTCCGTTTTAATGATGATAAGCAAAAGGCGAATATTGTAACTGCTGCTGGTTCAATAGACTATACTACAGGTCTTGTTGAAATCGAAAGATTCCTACCTTCAGCTTTTGATGGTATTGAGATGAAAGTTACGGTTGAGCCTGTAAACCTAGATGTCGTTCCTGTGCGTGAACAAATACTGATCATGAGAGGGAATGATGCTACAATTTCTGCGATTGGTGAGATCGACTAATGGCCATTGAGAATAAACTCTCAACTCTAGTTCAAGGACAGTTCCCTTCTTTCTATGCGGAAGAGGGGGAAAACTTTATTCTGTTCATGAAAGCATATTATGAGTTTCTAGAACAGTCCGGTAAACAAAGTCATGAGTTGAGAAAACTTGAAGAATATAAAGATATTGATGATACTCTTGATGAGTATATCGAATACTTTCGTAGAACGGTTATGGCTGAGATTCCAGAGAATGTCATTGCTAACAAAAGACTTCTAGCAAAAAACATCAAAGATTTCTATCAGACAAAGGGTACACTTTCTTCATATAAACTACTCTTCCGTATGCTTTATAACGAAGACGTAGAAATTAACTATCCAGCGGATCAAATTCTAAAAGTTTCTGATGGTGACTGGCGCATTGACAGATACCTTGTTACAAATCATGATATCAACAATCTTAGATTTATTGGTAAAACCGTTCGTGGTAATGATTCTGCTGCTGAAGCACTTGTAGAGAATGTTATCAAAAGAACGGTTCGTGGAAGATCAATTGATCAGATATATCTTTCAAATATCAAAGGTCGCTTTAATCACCTTGAGCCTATTAAGCTAATCAATGGTACAAGTGGAACACCACATACACCAATAGTAGAAGCTGGTATTAGTAACTTTACAATTGTATCTGGTGGTTCTAGGTACAATCCCGGCGATGTTGTTGACATTATCTCAAGCGACAAGGGTAGTTTCGGTAAAGTCGTTGTAACCAGAGTTGTGGACTTGAATGGTGCTATCACATTCTCTATTCTTGATGGTGGTTCAGGCTACTCTTCTAGTATCAATGATACAACTCAAGTAAATATAACTGGTGGTGATGGATCATCTCCTGCAAGTTTTAATATCGCAAGAGACGACTTAGTAGATACATTTGCTTTGGCTGTAAATACAGACTTGCTTGGTGGTAATAATGTATTTGGTATTCTTGCACCAACTATTGCTGGTGTGGGGAGAATGGATAAGTTCTCTAATACACTTCTTTCATCTCCTGATTATGGTTTCCGCGAAACTGGCCAGACTCTGACACAAGGGATAAACTTTAAATCGAATGCAAACGCAGTTATAGTTCTAGCGAATACCTCTAATCCTACTGTAACAACTGGAGATAGTCTCTTTGGTGTTACTTCCGGCGCAAACGCCACTGTAACGGCTGTAAGACGTGCATACAACAGCACAAACATTGTACTTGCTGTAGACGGTTACAAAAACTTCACTGGAAGTGAATATGTAAGAAAAGCAAC